TTGAGCAGTTTGATGATGACTAAGTGGGTAAAACTTTTCCTGATTACGCTAGTACTTCTAATACTAGCGTTAGCAGGAATTGAGTTTTTGTTAACAATACTAACCGAAGGAGGTTACTAATGGCAACATACAGTCCAGAAGAAGTAAAAGAATTATTTGAAGAAATTGCTAAGTTAAAAGAAGAAGTCAAACACTACAAGCGTATATGGAAAAAAGCTGAATCAAACTATGAATATATGTTTGATAGACATAAAGAGAAAGAAAAAATTATAAAGCAATGTAAAATGTTTGAGGACTTGATGATTGATTATTGTTTAGAGCAAAAGAGATTGCATGTACATAATCATAATCATTGTGTAAAACAGGTAGTTAATAAAGTACCTGATGAAGACTTACAAACTGTTTCAGCAGCATTTGAAGCAAGACTCAAAGATAGATGTAATGAAAAAGAACCTGGCTTATTTGAATTAGTGATGCAATCTTTAAACATAGAATCATCTGTAAAAGGATAGGAGATAAAATGGCAAAACAATTTCAAGTGGTAAAAGTAGCAATAGAAATTCATGAAGACAATTGGAATGATGACCTGCAAGTGCTTGTATATAATGGTGATAAGCTTGTAGACGAGTACGATTATTACGAAGATATGGAAGTAATAGAAGTATCAACAAATTTAATAACCGACATAAAGGAGGCGTAATGAAGGACAACAAGACAGAACTAGTTAGAAAACATCTAGTAAAAAAAGGACAGATAACAACTTGGGAAGCAATCACAAAATACAGAGCAACTAGATTGTCGGATATTATCTATCGATTACGTAATGATGGTTGGAGTATTATGAGTGAGATGCATAAAGATAAAGATGGTATGCGATATGCCATCTATCATTTACAGGAGTAATACATGAAAGAAAATATAGGTTGGATAGTAACCTTTGTATTTCTTGCTGTCGTATGGGTAGTGGTGATAGCACAATGATGTACAGAGAATTGGTGAAAGCTCTAATCGCCAAGAGAAAAAAGTTTAGAGTAGATACGATGACATTATCTCAAATGGTTGGTGTAGCTGATAGTTTGGTAGGAGACTGGGAACGTGGTAAAAAGTTCCCATCTGCTGCCAATCTATTTGCCTGGTGCAACGCACTTGAGGTAGACCTTGTGATTCGTAATTATGAAACAGAATGTCCACCAGACTTTGAAGCAACATCTGCCTCCATTGAATGGTGTCAACAACAGGATATAAACTATGACGAAGAAAGACAAAAATTTACAAACTACTACATCTCAAGAGGGAGAACCAGCCACAACTGGGAATCAATGTTCAAACTCTGGGTCCAAAGAACCATCGAGTTTAGACGAGAGAGGCAAGGAAATAATAGCAACATGGATAAGACATCGCCATCCTATGTTCGAGACAGACGTAGACGATTCCTTGATATGTCAAATGTATCGAGTAAGTTTCTTGAAAGAAAAAGTAAAGACGAGTGAGTTGATTACTGCTCTTGCTAACTGCAAAGAATTGATGAAGCCATGTAAAATAGCTGATGTCCAGATTATGCTTGAAACTGTATGTTCCACATTTAGTTGTGCCGCACCAGTTGAGTTAGGTCTACAAACCTATTGGGAATTACTAAAGAAATATCCTGCTGGGTTATTTCCTTATGCAACATTACATATTTGTGGCACATATAAATACAGACATTTGCCAATGCCAACTGAGTTTATACAGTATCTAGAGAATGATATGCAAAGGTGTCAACACTTTCTTGGAATCCTTGATAATGCAGCAGAATGGGCTTTACATTTCGAACAAACATAATATAAAGTAGGAGTTACATATGAGTAGTGTAGTCAACATAGATAGACATAAAGGTATTGGTGGATCAGATTCTGGGATTCTTATGCAAGAATCATTGAGTGGTATACACAACCTTTGGCTATTGAAAACACAACGTAAAGAACCAGATGACTTATCAGATGTCTTGCCAGTACAAATGGGTGTACTGACAGAAGATTTTAATAGGTCATGGTTTACAAAACAAACTGGTATTAAGACTGAACCTTATCCAAATGTTATAGTAGATGGATTTAGATATGCACACTTTGATGGTGTAACTCTTCCCCATCAAAAAGAAATTATTGAGTGTAAACATACCAATGCTTTCAATACTATGCGTAAGGTAAAGGCTAAATACTATGCACAAATCCAACATTATATACTGTTATCCAAGTTAGATACTTGTTTCTTATCAGTATTTTTTGGAAATATGAAATGGGAATACATAACCATTGAAAAAAATCTACAGTATCAAATAGAACTGTTGAAAAGACAGGAACTATTTTGGGAACTAGTAGAAAAAGACGAAGAACCAACAGAGGATAATACCTCATGGAGACTATATGAGTAAGACAACTAACTATACAAAAGAACTTATTGATAATTTTAAAACCAAATATAAATTATCTGGTAGTGATTTTTGGGAACTTAACAGAGGTGGTAGAGAGTTAATAATTATCAAACATAATGCAGTCGAAAGAATTGCTATGCAGGAGAATATGTCCTGGACTTTGACTATTGAAAACTTTGCACCTGATGTTGTAGTCAAATGTCGTGCTACATGGAAAGATAATCAAATTGAATCATTTGGTGAATGTACACCACAAAACAATAAGAACTCTTTTCCATATGCTATGGCAGAGAAACGTGCAGTAGATAGATGTGTACTAAAATTATTAAATGCACATGCATATATCTATTCAAGTAGTGAGTCAGATGATTTCAAAGAACCAAAAGAATCTAAGGAAGAACAATTAATAAGTAGAGGTGAAAAATAATGTATAACAAAATAACATTGATAGGAAGATTAGGTAGAGATGTAGAGTCTAAAACTTCTAGTGGTGGTACTAAATACTGGAGATTTAGTATTGCTACTAATGAATGGATTAAATCAAAAGATATGGAAGAGACAACTTGGCATAACATCACATGCTTTAATGATTTTATTGGTAGACAATTAGATGATAAAGGTAAAGCTGGTACGTTGCTTTATATAGAAGGTAAACAGCAATACAGTACTTACACTAATAAAGATAATCAAGAAGTAACTGTTGGTCAGGTAGTATTAGATAAGTTTAATTCTGTTTGTCATATCATGGAAAGGTCAACACCTAAAACTACAGGTAATGTAAAAAAAGATGATGATGAATTTAATGATGATATGCCATTTTAGGAGGTGATATGTTAGTAGGAATATTAGTAATATTGTGGACAGTAGGAATGACTGTATGAAAGTAAAAGCTAGACAAAGAGATGTATATTATTTTATTAAACACTATATTGCGGCATATAAAACATCTCCAACATATAAAGAAATATGTGCTGGTTGTAGAATAAAAAGTAAAAGTCATGCTTATAATTTAGTATCACATCTTGTAGATGAGGGTTACATTGAAAAAATAAAAGGTGTACATATGGTTAGGCAGTTGAAGCTAACCAAGAAAAGGTATAGGATTATGATGTAATTCTCGAGTTGAGGGTGTAAATCACCCTTAATCCATGTTAGGCCTCCATATGCGAGGCCTTTTTTTTAATGATATATTGGTATAAGAAAGGGTATAAAAAGCTGTATATGAGGCTGTAAGGGGGCAAGTTTTTATCGAAATGGTTGCCAATTATCTAGTTCTTGCTGAAATGTATCTTTTTTTATTATATCTGCAGATTCTTTCAAAGGGTTTACGATTTGCTTTCCAAAAAAGATTATCAATGTAAATAAAAGAATTATTATTAATACATCTTTCACTTCAATAACTCCTGGACTTCTTCCAATAGCTCTTGTTGTGTACCCCATTGCTCTGTAAATTTTTTTGGACTGAAATGATAACTGTATTCAGATGTTCTATGGTGAGGCGGACATAGTGGTATAGTGCAAGTGTAGTCAGATTTCTTACCTAACATAAACTTCTCTTGGATATGATGTATCTCTGCTGGACTATCGTAATAACCCATCTTTCTACAAATAATACAACCTAAGTCGACTACCTTTTGATAATGCTCTTTGACTACTTTTTTCATTTATCTTCTAACTAGACTACCACCAAAATATAATCCTATTATACTTGATACTACATGAGTATCCAATGGTGTAATTACCAAACCATCTAAAGGTTTCCATAAAGTCATATCAGTACTGCTGCTAAATATCCAAAACCCTG